CTACTTGGCGACGACAGCCAGGACGTCGCGCGCAGACAGGATCAGGTACTCCTCGCCGGCGTACTTGATCTCGGTTCCGCCGTACTTGCTGTAGATGACGACGTCGCCTTCCTTGACGTCCAGCGGGATGCGCTTGTCGCCATCTTCGTCCCAGCGGCCGGGTCCGACGGCGACGACGGTGCCCTCCTGGGGCTTCTCCTTCGCCGTGTCCGGGATGACCAGGCCGGAGGCAGTCGTCGTCTCGGCCTCGTTGGCCTGGACGAGGATCTTGTCCTCGAGCGGCTTGATGTTCACGCTCGCCACGATGAGCCCTCCACTTTCAGGGGTAATGGGGTCCGAGAACCGGTGTTCTCGGACACGGGTGTGTTCAGTCATCACGGTGACTCCGCACGCGTCCCGTCGTCGCGGGTGCCGGGCCGGCGCTCGGTGTCACTAGCACTCTATACACGAGAGTGCCAGCGCTCAAGGGCAACGGGTGCAAACACGCCGACCTGCGTGGAACCCGACGTCATGTTACGGTTGAAAATTCTCGCCCGAAATACACCGGCCTTGGACAGGGAAAGAGCAGGTCAAACCCTGTTTCGGTCAAGTTTTCACCACGGTGTCGCAACGTTGCGGGAACGCTCGATTGAGACCTCTAGTGTCCCCGTCACGCTCTGGTCAAGATCACTCCATGACAGCCGATCCGATCATTCGCCAGCACCTCGCCCACCTTCGTCTCCGTAACCTGCGGCCGGTCACCCTCCGCAGCCGGGAGCGATTGCTGTTGCGACTCCACGAGCACCTCGGCAAGCCTCTCCTCGAGGCCACCGACCGAGACCTCGAACGCTGGCAAACCAGCCTCCGCGTGACCCCCTCGTCGATCAGCACCTACGTCAACCACGCGCGGGCGTTCTACAACTGGGCCTACGAGCACGAACTGATCGACAGCAACCCATCACGCGGATTGGTCAATCCTCGCATCCGCACCCGGCAGCCGCGGCCCATCACCGAGGCCGACCTCAAGACCGCCCTGCTCTGCGCCCAGCACGACCGGCAGCTCTACGTCTGGCTACTGCTCGCCGCGTTCTGCGGACTCCGCGCCGGCGAAGTCGCCGCCGTCAACCGCGCCGACGTACGGCTCGCCGACGACGGCGGGGCGTTCCTACTCGTCCACGGCAAGGGCGGATTCGAGCGCATCGTGCGCGTGCCACCGATGGTCCTCGAGGAAATGCGACCGCTGATGCGCGCGAACGGCCCGCTGTTCCGGCGCCCGTCCGGCACGCCGTGGCCAGCCGATCAGCTCTCCCGCCACGTCTCGCTCTACTTCGCATCCCTCGGCATGGACTGGACGCTCCATTGCCTGCGGCATCGCTACGCCGCGCGACTCGTCGACCTCGGCGCGGACGTCCGAGACGTGCAGGCACTACTCGGTCACGCCTCCCTCGCGACGACCACGATCTACCTCTCCCAGGCCACCCGGCACGCCGCCGCATCCGTCGACCGCCTCGGCGAAGGCGTGAAGATGATGACCCGCCGGCAGCACTCCCACGCGCCGACCGAGTCCTGACCCTGGCGCTATCTCGTACAACGAACTGGAGACTCAGCATGTACACACTGATTCAGATCGCCGTCATGTTCGACGCCCGCCCGAACGACGTCCTCGAAGCATCCGGGCGACACATCACGGAGTTCGAGCAGGCGGCAATCGATGCCGGCACGACTGCGGACCGATATCGCCTGATCCCGCTGATCGACGACACGGAGCTGCCACGCATCGCCGCGGAACTCGACGTCATCCCCTCCAGCCGGTAACAACTCCGCTTCGTCCGAGTGCGGAGGGGAAGCCGCCACTTCGGACGATTACCCAGGCCCGAACCGGGTAGATGATCCCAGCAGTCCCGATGACCGAGAGGACACCCATGAGAATGCGCAGCACCCTGCTCGTCGTCCCCGCCCTACTGGTGCTCGCCGCCTGTGGCACCGACAGCAGCGAGGACACCACACCCACGACCGCCGCGCCGGCCGACTCGGCAGCAACGACCGAGGCCGACACCGGGGAAGCTCAGGACGACTTCGGCGAGATGATGGAGGAAGGCGCCCGCAGCCAAGTCCAGCAGCGACCCGACGACGCCGCGCAGCTCGCCAGCAACATGGAAGATGTCGTGGGCGGAAGCCTCGCCGGCAGCGAGTTCACGCCCGAGCTCGCCCAGCAGTTCGCCAACGTGACCTGCCTGAGCATCGACGTGGAGCCCGGACCCGGCGCCGTCGACTCGGTGAAGAGCACCACAGCGAGCGACTTCGCGCTCGACGAAGACCAGGCGTCCGAACTCGTCGACCTCGCCGTCGAATACCGCTGCCCCGAACTCGCCTCGAAGTAACCCCGCGCAGCAGAAAGTGGCCCCGACCGCGATGGTCGGGGCCACTTCTCGTCTATCCCTATCCGGCGCTACCGGTGTTGAACGGGTCGTACGCCCACACCTCCCGCATGATCCGCGACGGGTACGCATCCGGCGACAACCGGATCAGCCGATTCACCGACCCGTCGTCGAGCGTCTGGGTGCAGTCCCAGATCCTGCCGTGGAAGCCGCGGCACTGCAGGCCCTGCGTGCCGTACGGACTCAGAATCAGGCCCTTGTCGCTCTTGGCTCCGAAGGCGTCCGGGTCGAACGGGGTCACGAAGTAGCCGGTCGCGTCGTACGGCCCGGTCGGATCGATGTAGTCCTCCTGCGCCGAGGCGGCCGGCGCCAGCGCCACCGCGGCGCCGAGGGCGAGCGCGGCAGTTGCGAACACACGTTTGATCATGAAGCGGTCTCCAATCGCTGAGGTGAACTCCGTGCCTACCCAGCGATCGACCATCACGAACCAACCGTTACGAATCTGCCGCGCCCACCCGCCGGGATTTCACGCCACATCCGCGTACGAACGCCCGACCAGCATCCGCCACATTGTCATCGACGCGACCCCAGCTTCACGTGCGAGCTGGTGGGTGGACACCCCGCCGGCTGCGTACCTCGCGCGGAAGCTGCGCACCTCGTCCTCTGTGAACCGTGCCCCGGCACTTCCGGGGCCGCGTCGCCCCCGCGTCCTCCCCTTGTTCTTCATATCGAAGCTATTCGCTGCCGGGGAGCCCATGAACAGGTGAGCCGGGTTGCAGCAGGGCGGGTTGTCGCAATGGTGGCAGATGAACATCCCCTCGGGGATCGAGCCGTGAGTGAGGATCCAGGCCAGTCGGTGCGCACCGATGCTTCGCGACTTGTACGTGGTCATCCCGTATCCCAGCGCAGATCGATGCCCATCCCATTCCCAGCATCCGTCCGGGTTCTTCGACACGCGACGCCAGAACCGTTGTTTCAGCGCATCAGCGGACCACCGCGCGTAGTCCGATTGCGTCTGCGCTTCCAGATGCGCCGGGTTCACACAGAGCTTTCCCCCACAGTTCGAGCCGATCCGGTGCCCGGCAGGAATCGTCCGGCCGGCAAGCTCCCACGAGACTGCCGTGGCCGGCCGGCGCACTCGCTTCGGCTGGGTCGCCACAGTGAACTGCCCGAAGCCCGCATTGGTACCACCCCGCCAGATCCAGCACTCGTCGGCGTCCCCACGTGCGACGCGCTCCCAGAATGCCTGCACTACAGACTCATCCATAACCGAGAACTTAGCGACTCAGGGTGACGATCCCCGGCTGTTTCGCACATGCGTTCGACTCGAGTTACAGTTCGAGATGCGGGCGGTGGGGGCTACGGCCCCGGGAAGCACCCCCCGCACTCCGCACCTTCCCCAAGATGCGACGAAAGTCCCCCGCCTCGGTTTCGAGGCGGGGGACTTTTCGTTGCGCTATGCGTCGGGACCGAAGTCCTGCTCTTCGGTCGGGTCGCGGTGCGGGAGCTCGTGCCCCTTCGCGAGGCCGCAGCACAGTCGCTCGTCGTCGGAGTAGACCCCGCACGCCGGGTTCGTGCACTCGTGAGCTGCCAGGTGCTGACCGCAGAAGTACTTCCCGCAGCCCGGTTCCTCGGGATCGCGGTGGCCGTCCGGGTCCTCCCCGCACAGGTACCCGAGACCACGATCGATGCGCTCGGTGCAGCCGGGATGATCGCAGTCCGCTTCGACGCCGTAACCGGCTTCACGGCCGTCGGGAAGGACGTAGTAGGCGTAACCCATGTCTGCCTTTCTACTCAGCGAGTACGACGATCCGGGCCGCCCGAAAGGATGCGTTACGGGCGGCTGGCGGATGCGGACCAAAGTCCCGTAACAAGTGGTCGGTTTCTGCGATGTTGTAAGGGTGGACACAACTAGCAGCCGGACCCCCTACGTTCCGCGGCAGCGAAAGCGCCCCAAGGATCTATCGGTAGAAGCCGTCCGTGGCCTGGCTGCCCTCCTCATGGTCGCCGGCCATGTCATTGGCAACACCTCAGACCGAGGCATGGGCGTCGCCGACGACTCCGTCTGGCGCCTGTTCTACCTCGGGCTCGAGGACATCCGGATGCCACTCTTCACGGTCATTTCCGGCTACGTCTACGCCATGCGGCCCGTAGAACGACGCGACGACTTCCCGCAGCTCGTCCGAGGCAAGGCGCGACGCCTCCTGCTTCCCCTGCTGACTGTCGGGGCGTTGCTGTTCGCGATGAAACTGCTGATCCCCGCGGCGAACACCCGACCTGAGCTGGGCGACTTCTGGAAGACCTACGCCTACGGCTACGAACATCTGTGGTTCCTCGAGGCGATCTTCCTCGTGTTCCTCGCCGTGGCACTGCTCGGAATCGCTGGCGCGCTGAGCACATTGTCGAAGTGGTGCGCGACCACGGGGGCCGCGTTCGTTCTGTACGCGCTCGTCAGCGTCCCCGAGGCTGCCAACGTGTTCAGCATCAACGGGGCGATTCGGCTACTTCCGTTCTTCCTGCTCGGCTACGGGATGTACCGATTCGAGCTGTTCCAGCTGAACCGGTGGGGCCTCATAGGTGCCGCCGCGCTGTTCTTGAGTATCTATACCCTCAAGCTCGCTTCCCTGATCGGCGACTGGGAGCCGAACGAGGTGGTTCGTCGGATCGTCAGCGTCGCCGTCGGCGTGTCCGGAATCGTGCTGATCTTCGCCGCTCGAAGGGCATTCACCTGGAAGTGGCTTGCTGCGATCGGTCCGTTCGCATTCGGCATCTACCTGCTGCACGTGTTCGGCTCGGCAGCCACCCGAATCGCGCTTGAGAAAGCGGGAATCGGATGGCTGCCGGCCGTGTTCGCAGTGGGCCTCGCCGTCGGAGTGGGGGCGCCGATCGTCTTCCAACTGCTGTTCGGCAGGTGGAATATCGTGCGCACCTTTGTTCTCGGCGAGAAGCCGATCCCTCGGACTACGCGTCGGGAAGCGGCTTCCGGAACAGACGAGGAACCGACCGCACGGTGAGGTCCCTCACCGCGATATTGGTGTCCGACGGGAAGTACAGTCCGACTTGCCGGAACCCCTGATTCGACGAATCGACAGCTTCGGAGATGATCTCGCCGTCGATGAGGCCGTAGATGCTCGCTCCGTAGATCATCAGTCCGATCCGCTTGAACGCACCGACAGTGCCGTTCGGGCGGGACGTGCCTGGAAGGATGATCCCGCCTCCGCCGCTGACGACCTTCTGGAGCTGGGACGCTCCCTGTGAGGCGAAGGCGTGCCGGAAGTGATTGGCCGACCCCTCAGCAGCTGCCACGAGATACGCCCATCCGGAGGCGTGAAGCGCCTCGATCGTGACCTCGATCCGCACGTTTCGGACGCCTGGGTCCATGAGCAGGAGTCGGGTCTGACCGTCCGGTGTCGCGATACGTTTGATCGCTTTGTTGTGGACTCGGTATTGCTGTGCCCAGCCAGTCCAATTCAAGCTGCGTCCACCGCTGCCCGCGTTGGTGGAGACGAGCGGGTCTGCGTCCGTGGCGCCGTTCTCCGAGGTAATGACTGAACCGGACGTCGCCCGTAGCCGCGAAGTCAGGACGTCGATCACGGTTTCCTGGTAGTCGGCCCGGACAGCCACCGGACCTGACGCCGGCACTCTCCGAGCGCCGGGCCCGCCCGCGGTGGTGCCGACGTTCGTGACACGCCGCAATTGTGGGAAGATCTTGGTCAACCAGTCAGTGCGCATCCGTTCCAGTGCGGAACGCATTACGACCGCCGCCTCACCATCCACTGAGATCGCGGCAGATCCGGACGCATCGCCGACATACATCCCGTAGTTCTGCAGGCACTCGGCAAGCGCATAGCCTTCCTGACTGAGCCCGAGCGTGTTGATGTCGACACTCGGCGGGATCGCGAAGAACGACCCCATCGGCACCTCACCCGAGTAGGTCACCGTCTGGGCGTCCTCGGCGGCGGCAGGCCACACGAACCCACGCTTGAGTGACGTCGGCGGAATCGAGATGCAGAGAGCGTGCGGGATATAGCACTTCGACAGCTCGTGCGAGCGGATCAATCCGCCCATCGTGGGGAATCGTGCCGCTCGAGTGCCCGCGTTGCGCCCGGTGCCGAGCAAGTCCGTGCGTGTGATGAACTGCGCGGTGAACGTGACATCGTCCACCTTGGTCGTTTTCCAATAGTCGTAGACGAACCGCCCATCCACCACGACCATCGATCCATCCGAACCCGCCGAGATCACGGGGTCATGCGGAATGCGGTGAGTGAAGGTGACTGGGTTGCCGTCGGTGCCGATGTAGGTGCCGGTGCATAGCGGATCGGTCGGCCGGGCGATGTTCGTGTAGAAGCCGTAGGTGTTGGTGGTGTCGTTGATCGCTGGCGATGCGGCAAGGAAGCTTGCGGTGGCGGGTGCGGTGTTCGCCTCGAACGCGGCGTCGTTGCCGATGGGGGTGTTCCAGATCGAATCGGCACGGAACGGCTGCGAGTCGGTTGTGCGAAAGAGTGCGGGCAGGTTCTCCGCGGGGACGCGAGTATCAACCGTGGGCGCATACCGCGCATCAGCCTCGGCCTGGTCGAGCTTTCCTGCCATCTCGCCGCCCAGAGCCTCGACGTCGTCGGCGACGGAGACCGGGGCATAAGTGGCATCTGCGTCCGCTTTGGTGAGCTTCTCACCGAACCGCTGCGCGAGGTCGGCCTCGACGTCGGTGGACAGCTTCCCGGTGTCGGTGTCGTAGGAAACAAGCTTCTTGACCATCGGTCAGGCTCCCATCGTGTACAGGCCGGAACCGGCCGGGTTTTCGGTCATGCCGGGCGGGATCGCATACAGGCCGGATCCGGGCGGATCCTCGGTCAGCCCGGTGAAGGTGTACAGGCCCGATCCCGGCGGAGACTCGGTCAGCTCGAAGCCGGGGCCGCCCGGGTCGATGGGCGGGAATCCGGCTTCCTCGAGCAGCCGCATCCACCCCGGGCCGCCGAAGTGATGCCGGACCGACACGCCGTAGGTGGTGTCGACCATCGCGTTGACGGTGAACGGCCACCCGAGATATCCCTCGCCGTCGGTGACGGTCTGCTCGCCGACGTCGACTACTTCCCCGGCGAGGAACTGCCGGCCGAAGTAGATCGTGTCGACCCCGGAACCGACCTGCGAGAGCAGCAGATATCGCATCCGGCGGATCTCGGAAACGGCCGGCTGATCGAACGAGATCTCACCGGTGTACGGATCCGGGGTGACGACGGACAGGTCGACACCGAGATTCGATTCGATGGTGTGCCGGTTGGTTTCGAGGCCCTTGAACGCCATGCCGAAGACGTCGCTGGTGACGTCGGAGCGGACCGGGTTCGAGTAGCCGATCGCGTTGATGTCGGACTTCTCCATTTCGCGCGAGAGCGTGATGGCGTCCTCTTTGTCGAGCAGACCGAAATCGAAGTAGCCGTCGGGCAGTTCGGCGAGCTCCCCGTCCGGGCCTTCGGTGATGTTGAGGATCACCGGCGTGGTGTCCGGGGCACCGAAGATGTGCGCGGCCTGCGGTTTGAGGATCAGTTCGCGCTGGTGCCGCGCGATCTCGAGTTCAGCGACCTTCGAGGGCATGAGCGCTCTCCTGTTCTCAGTCGCACCGTGGGGTGGGATACGGGTTGTCGCGGCGTTTCTGCCGCAGTTCGTCGCGTCGGATGTCGAGGTCGCGGCGTTCGGTCTCGAGCTGCTGAACCTTGTTGTCGTACTCGGTGAGCAGCCGTATCGCCGATCCGTTTCCCGGTGCACTCATCAACCCGAGGACCAGCGAGTCGAGCGCGTCGTCGCGGCGGCCGCGCAGATCGTCGTCGGCGCGTTCGAGTTCGCGGTCCTCGTCGTTGATGCGGGCGTTGTCGCGGATGACCTGTTGGAAGTCGGCGTTGCACTGCGACTGGTGCTGTTGCTGTACCTGCGAGGTGATGACCGAGAAGGCGGTCAGCAGCGACAGGGTGAGCACGACGATCGTGAAGTTGCGTGAGGACTTCGGGACGAACGGCACCAGTAACGACACGCCCCGGAGCCGGAACTGCCGGTACTGGACGATCGTGCCGGCGGCGTATGCGGCTGCACCGACCAGCACGTAGCGGATGAGGGTCTCCCACAGTTCGGTCACGAGTTACCTCCCTGTCCCGCCTCGTCGGTTCGCGGCTGCGGTGCCGGCGGATCTGTCGACGGTGGCGGGTTGTCGGATTCGGCCTTGGTGGCCTGGTGATTGCGGGCGAGCATCCACATCACGACGGCCGTCATGATCTCGTTGAGACCGATCGGCGGTGACCAGTCGAAGCGCATGAACGGCAGTTGCGATGCGATTTGGATTCCGACGGAGGTGCCCCACAGGGCCACTACGATGCCGACGACGAGCGTGCGTGTGCGCGGCGACGGTCCGTTCGGCTGTGTCACGTGGGGCACCTTCTTTCGCTCCCGGCCCGCAGGCCCGTGTGGTCATGACTGCGCGGTGGCTTGGCCGCTGCCGCCACGGGATGGTGGCGGCGGTGTCGGCAGCTGTCCCCACCGGTCATCCGCCAGCGCGCGGGAACCTGGGTCGTCGTAGCGCGGGGTGATCTTGAGCCGCGCGATGTACGAGATCGCGGTCTGGATGATCGTCTTGAGCACGAGCACCCCGAGGGTCGCCCAGGCGGCACCGGACAGGAAATCGAAATCGCTGATCGTCAGCGCGAGCACCGACAGCAGCGCGAACCCGAGGTCGATCGCGAGGCCCTGGACGAAGGTGCGCCACGAGCGGTTGCGGGCGTCGACGACGGTCAACTCCTCGCCCCGGCTGGTGACCGCGGTCAGGTTCGGCAGCAGCTCGGGGGCGCCGCGTCCGAGCAGCGCCCCGGTGCCGGCCTCGCGTGCGTATCCGGAGAGCTGGCGGCGGAATGCCTCCTGATTGCGGTCCCACTCTTCGCGGGCTGCGTCGGCGGCTTCGCGGCGCACGATCTCCCAGAACGGCAGCGGCTGGCTGCCGGTGTCCGGGGTGTCGCTGGCATGGTCTGCGGGCATGGTCGTTTCCCTCTCAGCTGGTGCCGAGGATCTCGGCGAGGATGGGATCCCATTCGGACACCGGCTGTCCGCCCGCATCGTTGGGCGCTGGGTCGGCGAGCAGGGTTCCGAGCTTGTTCGGGGCAGTGAACCGGTATTGCATCGCCCGATACGGACCTTGGCCGTTCTGCCCGTTCCACTGGGACACGATCATCACGAACTGGCCCTTGGTGCCGTCGGGCTTCTCGAACTTGCTGTCCGGGTGGACGTAGCAGCCGTAGAGGTTCGCCTGCACGTCGTAGCCGACCGGGAACAGACCACCGCCGCGGACGGGCCGCAGCTTCGGGGCGGTGCCCCAGTTCACGCCCGAGATGGGTCCGTAGCCGGTGCGGACGAACGCCTCGTAGGCGCCGGCGTCGAAGCCGGAGAACACCCAGTGGCCCTGGATCCAGCGCAGTCCGATCTCCCCGAGCCGGGTGCCGGCAGGCAGGATGTCGCCGGGTTCGTGATCGGCCGGGTTGGCCTTCCACTGCCACTGGTTGTTCAGCCAGCACCAGCCCTCCCACTTGGCGGGGTCGAGGATGTCGGCCTCGCGCACCCGCCACAGCAGCGCGTTCTTGTTGCGGGCGAGCCCACCGGTGCTGATCGCGTAGACCCAGCCGTCGCGGCCGCGGTCCCAGGTCATCATCACGCGCTGGCCGCGGAACGCCGCGGTCGACCAGCGCGAGGACGCCCCGACCCCGGGGGTGGCGTAGCTGGTGCCGTTGTGCCAGGTCTCGCCGTTGTCGTCCGAATACCAGATCTCACACCAACGTTCGCTGCCGAGACCCTGAGTGACCATCACCCACAGGTAGATGCGGCCGCCGATGACGAGCGCGTCGCACGGCAGCACCGTGGAGAACTCGGGATTGTTGTGGACGTAGGGCCACAACTGGTCCCCGCCGCGGCACGCCCCGTCGATCACGATCGGCTGAGTCATGTCCCGCGTCGGCGAGGTGACAATCACCGGTGAGCGCCAGTCGGGTCCGCCGGCGATCTGCGTGGTGCCGCCGAAGGTGTCGCCGTAGACGTAGCCGACCCGACCGTTGGGCATCACGAACGGGATGCCCAGGTCGGTGCCACCGATCGGCCGCGGCAGATCCGGATGAGGGTTCAGGTCGCGGATTTTCGCCATCGTGGCCCCGCTCAGGCCGGATCAACGGTGAAGGCTGCGACCGCAGCGTCGATTTCCGCCTCGGTCGCTCCGACCTTGGTCGCGATCAACTTCAGCAGTTCGAAGTTGACCCGCCCCCACGATGCCGCGTTCACCGCGTGTCCGAGCATGGTGTCGGTCTTGCCCCACGACGCCTTCAACGCTGTCAGGCCCCGGTTCCGCAGGTGCAGGGTCATTTCGAATGCCACCGCAAACAGTGCGCGGCGCATGGACTTGGTCCAGTACGAGGTGTCGTTCCCGGATGCGTCCTTGCGATTTTCGAACAACCGCACCGATTCCCAGAACGGTTGTGTCTCCTGTCCGTCTGCGGTGAGCTGATTCTTCACGTCTGCTGCTGTGGCCACGGTCTTTCCTTTCGTTGACGACGGCACGGTTGCCGTCGTGGTCTTGACGGAGTCCGGCGACGAGATGGCCCCGGGGTCGACGGCGCCGGCTCGTTTCAGCCAGGCCGCAGGGTCGATGTGGTCGCCACCGACACGGCCGGGTGCGCCCCACACCTCGAAATGCAGGTGAGGTCCGGTCGACTGTCCCGCGGAACCCACGTAACCGATCAGGTCGCCGGCGCGCACCTGGTCACCGCGCCGCACGAGGATGTCACTGTGCTCGAGGTGCCCGAAGATGAAGTCCTTACCGACGGTGCGCTGGGCATCGATCCAGATCCAATTGCCGAATCCGTCGACGGTGTCGGGGCGCCGGTCCTTGCCCTCGACGACGGTGCCGTCGGTGGGTGCGTAGATCGGGGTCTTGCGCGGCACGCTGTAGTCGTTGCCGCGGTGGAACTCCGGTTGTCCGGTGACCGGATTGGTGCGTTGCCCGTAGCCTGTTCCTCGCACGGACCGAATCGGATGTACCACTCGGGCCGGCATCACTGTCCCCTTCCGACGAACTCGGTAAGGACGGTGTCCCAGTCCTCGCCGGTGGCCGCCGCATCGACCGCGCCACCCTTCGACAGGTGCACCGCACGATCGATGAAGATCGGCCACGGAAACTCCGGGCCCGGATCGGTGTGCCCCCCTCCCCACGCCCCGAGGTCGCCGTGACCGCACACGCCCCGCGACCGCGGTGGCACTCCGTCGGTGACGTGACGGATCGGCATCTCGTTGATCTCGGCTCGCCATGCCACCCACAGGGCGCCCCGCCAGAGCATCAGGTCCTGGTTGCGGCCGTCGGCGTCCTTGTCCGGATCGAGCCACTGGGCGCGGGTCCACTCGGCGAAAGATCCGCCGAAGCACAGATGTTCGGCGACGGTGTTGGCGTTCGCCGCTGCCCACGGGGCGTCGATATACGGCACCATCTGAATCAGTTCCCGCTCGTCGGCAGTGTCGTGGTAGGACACCTGCGCGGATGCTTGTGCGCAGTATCCGGCGAGGGAGCGGGCGGTGCCGTTGCCCTGCTGGGTGTGGATGACGAGGTAACGGCAGTCCGTTGCTGCGCCGGGGTATCGGTTCGGGGACCAGATCGGGTTCGCGTTGTGCGGGTCTGTGATCGTCATGAGAGTGTCTTCCATCAGGCGACTACGTAGGAGAACGCGCCGGTGAGCACGTTCGGTTCGGAATAGACACGGCCCCGAGGGTTCTGTGCCTCGAGGTACGGGACGCCGCCGGTGCCGGGCTGGTCGAGATTTCCGATGCCGCCGGAATCGTCCGAGGATCGGGCGGGTAACAGGCGGCAGTCGTTACCGGCGGTGGAGACGTAGGTGACGACGAAATTGTTCTGGTCGTTGCGGATCAGATACTTGACCTGCCAGTTATAGAAACCGTCACCGACGTGCGTGTTCATCAGGCCGTCGCCCCATTGATCGGTGAACACCGCCGACGGTCGGATACCCGCCGGTAGGTCCACCGTCAACGGCCCCCTGCCGAAGTTGCGGGTACCGGTTCCGGTGCGGAGCTCGAACTTCACATGGCAGGTCTGCGTGGCCGGATCGAGCTGGTAATAACCGCGGCGCAAACCACCGGCACCGAGGTTGACCACCCCGTCATTGGACTTGAGCACCGGGTCGTAGGCCGTCCACGGCAGGGACGCCGCCGACGTCAACGACAAAGTGCTGTTGCCCTGCCCATCGTTGGCCGTGACGTTGTACTCGGTCGGACCGGACTGGAGCACCGCCCCGAGAGGCAGATCGACGATCGAGAGCAGTTCGGTCTGCGCTGCCTGGAACGGACCGCCGTAGCCACCCCACACTCGCACGTCGAGCACGTCGGCCGCGGCGATCGTCGACACCGACGGCCGCGCCCGCACCACCGCGATCGGCATCTCGTAGGTGCCGCCCGCCACCCGGGTCAATGCCGGCGGGGTCGTCGACCCGACGACCCCCTGTTTGACGAACACCTCAACCCGAGAATTGTCCCCGGCCCAGGTGAATCGCAGTCCGACGACGTCCAACCGTGGTGCCGCCCCGGCGTTCACCGCGACCTGCACGAGCTGGGCGGCGGATTCGACGATCAACACCCCGCAGACCATCGCAGTGCCGGCGGCGAGTTGCACGGACCGCACCCCCGTGGGGGTCGGTTTGAACGATGACGGGGTATCGACGATCGCCTTGGTGACGGCAAGTGCGAAACGAGTCGCTTCCTGCACCTCGGTGACGGTGCCTTTGAACCCGGCTGTCGATGCGACCACAGGTTTCTCCTCAGATCAGGTACGAGCCGTCGATGGTGACAATCTCGGGACGCCCGTTCATCACTCGAATACGGACATCGTTGGGGTTGGCCGCGACATACAACAATGCGCGAGTTGCGTTCTCCCGCAACAATGCCCGACCCGGAATCCACGGCCACGACGGATACATGAGCGACATCTCGGCCCACTGGTCTGTCAATTGCGCGCCGACCCGCACCGGCAGATCCATCCCATAGGCGACACCATCCGGGTTGGTCCAACCGCCGATCGTGCCGTACAACGCGATCCGCACCTTGAACCGGCACACCCCATCGGCGATGCGGTACCGGCCGTCCTTCCAGAACGTGCTGGCAGTGACCTGCTGCCCCGCGCTGTTCCACAGGTTCGGCACGAACGCCTTCCACGCCGTGGTCTGCGGATCAACGACCGTGACCCCGATGGTGGCCGTCGCCGTGTTCTGCGCCGTGACCTGATAGAGAGCCGCACCGACCAGGATCTCCGCTCCGACCGGAAGGTCGACACGCGCGAGGTTGTTGGCCTGACTCGCCCGGTACGGGCCGCCGACACCTGCCCACACCCGAGCGTCGTACACATCCCCCGCGGCGATGGTGGACACCCCCGAACGCACATACACCACCGCGAGCACCATCTCGTAGACCACCCCCGGGGTGCGGGTCGGCGGCGGCGAGGACGGCGACGCCGCCGGGACCCCCTGCTTGGAGAACGCCGTCACCGACGGCGCGCTGCCCCAGGTGAACCGCAATCCCACGAGATCCCAACGCGGCTGCCCGGACGTATTGGCAGGCAACACGACGTCCTGACTCGAGGTCTCCGAAAACCGCACCCCGCCGGCCATCGCGACACCCGCAGCAAGACGTATGGTGCGCGTACCCACCGACGACGGAGCCAGATCCGTCGCGCCTGCCACCACCGGCGGGGCGAGCATCGTGAACCGGCGGGCTTCGCCCTGTTCGTCGACGATCCCCTTGAAGCCCGTCAGGGTTTGCGCCACCGACGATCACCTCCTGGCATTCTGATTGCGGATTTCGGCGGAGAGACGAGCGATCGCATCGACAACAGCGGTCGACCTTCCAGGGGCGGCAATCCCGCACTTGGGGGTGTAGGTCACCGGGGAGCCGACCTCGTCGCGCATCTCCACCTCGGTGATCTGAGCACGGAACAGCTGCCCGGCGATCCGGGCGTAGGCGAAGTCGCCGAGCATCCAGTCCTGCCCCATCCACCACGGGTTGCCGTCGACGACGGTGAAGTTCACCGACAATCCACCGGCGGCTGCGGTGAGCTCGGTGCGGCCGGCCTCGAGCGGATCGACGTTCTCGTCGTTGGCTTCGACAAAGATCTCCGGCAGTCCGAAGTTCGACGAGTCCGCGCGCGCTTCGGTGTCGATCACCTCGTAGAACGGCCGGGTGGTGCCTTCGCCTTTGCCGCCGATGTACGCCCGGTACGCCTTGCGTTCGGTGGAGGCCACCGAGAACTGCTCGAGGTGCTCCTGTTGCCACAGCAGTCGGCCGGTGTCACGGCCGGCTACGACGTCGATCATCACCGTGCCCGGCTCCGGCGCGACATGCACCGCGGCGGGCAGTGGGTCGCCGGTGCGATAGGTGCGGGCGGTGATCGTATATCCGTACTTGCGCAGCACGTCGTCGGTGAGCGACTTGACGGTGACCATCCGCGCGGACAGTTTCACGATCGGGGACTGGTCCTCCACCGCGGACGGCACCACCATCACCGGGACCTGCAGGCGCCCAGCAGCGTCGGCGATATACCCCTTGATCACCGACTCGAGCGGTCCCTCACGGACATCGGATTCACGGTCCTGCAGGCTGGGCCCGACGTCGGCGTTGGCGACCGCGAGCATCGCATCGAGCCAGATGCGGTCGTTGACGAGGGTGAGTTCGAGGACCGGGCCGTCCCCGTCGTCGACGTACTCGCCGGAGATCCGACCCGTCCACGGTTCCGGGGCCGGGGTATAGACAGAGATGAACAGCGGTTCCTCGTGCACCTTCAGCGCCGCGGCGAGCAGCTCCGGGTCCGGGGTACCGGGGATAGCGATCGTGCCCGAGCCGATGTCCTCCCACTTCCAGCTCACCGTCGCCGACTCGTGCTCGGTGATGGACGTGAGCAGCTCACGGTGCCGGTTGTAGATCAGGTACCGCGCGTCCCGCCCGACCATCAGTAGGCCGCCAGATAGAGAGTCGGCAACTCGAGGCGAATGTTCGCGCCCGGGCCGCCACCGATGATCTGCGCGGTGGCCACCACATCGTCGCCAGGTTCGACCGGCGCGAAATCGTACAGTCCACCGATGCGGTCCCACGCCCGGTTGCCGCCGCCGTCGACCACCTCGGAGTGCGCAGGGTCGGTGACGATCACCAGGCGCTCACCAGCGGCGAGACCGGAGACGTAGGTGATGTGCTCGCCGACGCCGACGACGGCCTGCCCGGGCCCGTCGATCGTCCACGTCGGCCACACCTCCACCTGCCCGGGGTTGGTGAGCACCGCGTTGCCGATCGCGTTGCCGCCGGTGATATAGAAGTCGGGCGCCGCATTCGAAGGCCCGTAGTAGTTGTCCGGGGTCGCCGACCCGGTGAACGGGAAATCGAACACGACGTCCTTGCCGCGCCAGAACGTGGATTCGGCGGCGAGAGTGATCTCGTACTCGGCGGTGCCGCGGATGTCGGGCATCATCTCGATGTCCCCGTCGTCGAGCTCGACGAGGCGGCCGGAGAAGCTGCGGGTCTCCCCCAGCGCCTCCACTTCGAGGGTGCCCGGATACAACGGGGAGAACGAGTCCCGGAACGACCGGTCGAGATACAAGAACTCGTCACCGCGGCGGAAGTTCCCCGCCGGCCGGGACACCCAGGTATCGCCGACGACCACCGTCATCGTGCAATTGCCCTCATCCCAATCGATCCCCTCGAACCGAACTCCGTGCCGGCGCGCCGTCTTATGCGTGAGCTGGGTAAAGTGCGGCAGCAGGATCGACTTCAATCCCTTCGGCAGGACCGCCCCCTCGGTGCCGGCCATCAGATCCCACGTGGTCCCCCGGTGCGATACCCACCGCACCTGCACTCGAGTCCGCAGCGCGCTCATCCCAGCCCCGCCTCTGCCATCGCCCGCTTCGTCTCCCGTCGTACTGCCCGAGCGGTCGCCTTGTCGTCGACCACGGTTTGCTGCTCGATGTACTGACCCACCACCTGCGCACCGGACAAATCCACCGACACCAGCGCCTGCCGATCGGCAGCGGAGAGCACCTCGTCGACGGACATCGAGGTGAGCCGGTCCAGGATCGGGATGAGCTTGTCGTCGAAGCTGCGGGTCATGTCCGCATCAAGCACCCGCTCAGGTCGGATGATGTCCTTGAGCATCAGGCCGCGGCCGTACGCGAGCCCACCGTCGTCGTATCCGCCGGCACGGTTGTAGGCGGCGAGCAGGTTGCCGTATCGCGACTGCGCGTACCGCATCGACGCGGCGATGTTCGCTCTCGGATCCCAGATATCGTTGACGAACGCCGGATCGCGGTACGCCGCGAACGTCGGGTCGATCACCTGCATCAGACCCTTGGACGGTGTGCCGTTCGCCGCGTTCGAGTCCCACAGGTTGATCGCCCGCGGATCACCACCCGATTCCTGATTCATACGCCGCAGCACCGAGGACGTCCACGACAACGGGTGCCCGTACAGGGCGAGCAGTTCCTCGACGAGCGGGCGCCACCGCTGCACCCCGGCACCACCCGGATCGGCATACCCGAGGGTGGGTTCGACCTCGTCGGCCTTGCCGCGCAGGAAATCGCCCACCCCGGTCTTGAACTTCTCGAACGCGAGCTTCGGCAGCTTGCCGATGTCACCGCCCCCGAAATCGGGGATCGCGTCGCCGATCGGATTCATCACACCCTCGAAGGCGTCGGCAACCCGGTTACGCAGCCACCCGAACAGGCCACCGCCTCCGGACGAACCGACGTCGGCCGATACAAGCTGCCCGTCCGAGGTGACCATGCGATTCATCGCCCAGTGCACGTGATCGGAGTGTCCACCGATCGGGCCGATCGGCCGGCCCTCGTCGATGTTCGGACCCGGATCCCAGAACAGCTCGAGCGCGTCAGGGTAGGTCCGGGCGATCCACGAGGCGATCTGCTGCATCGGGCCGCCGAGGTCGATCGCCGCACCGGCCATGTGGAAGTCGTATCCGGAGCCGACGTCCTGGAATCGAGTGCCGGAGGTCAGCACGGCGCCCGGGAAAGCGGTGCGCACCGCATCCCACATCGCCCGCTGGATATCCGTCGTGAGAACCGCGCCGCCCTGGACCCGGCCGCCGCCGGCGTAGTGGAACAGATCCGACTCACCCATCCGCCGAGGACGGTTGTTGAGCCGGTCGAGGGTGTCGTATCCGATCGCACGAGCAGCTTCGGTGCGCACGACGTACTCGCCGTTGGACAGCATGGCCGGAACCTTGTCGTCGGTCGGGCCGCCGGCACCGAATACCCGGCCGCCGGTCGCGTAGTGGGCAAGTTCACCGAGGTGCGCCTCGGGCAGCTCCGGAAGGTTGAGCCACCCAGCGACCTTGTTCCACGCCGCGCGGATGCCGTTGTTGTAGACGGTATCGACGACGAACCTCACCGGCTTGGCGGCGATCGCCTTGATTTTGTCCCAGACTTGACCGATGAAATCGACTGCGCTGGAGAAGGAATCGCGCACGAATCCCAGTCCGCGCTTGAGGGCTTCCCAGACCGGGAGGATGACGTTGTCCACCACCCAGCGGATGCCGTTACCCAGGGCATCCCAGGCCGGACGAATGACGCTGTTCCAGACCCAGGAGAAGAAGTCGCCTACCGCGCGCAACCCGGCGAGCAGGTTGTTCCACGCGACCTTGATGACGTTGTCCCAGACCCACATGATCCCGGCGCCGAGCGCGGAGAACATGTCCCCGAACCACCGGAGAATCGGCAGGATGATGTTGTTCCAGGCCCAGGAGATCGCGTTCTGGATCCATTCCCAGGCGGTGATCACCGCGTTGCGGAACCAGTCGACGTTGTTCCAGGCCCACACGATGGCGCCGACCAGGGCGAGCAGGGCGACGATGATGATGCCGATGGGGTTGGCGTTGAGGGCCGCGTTGAGCAGCCACTGGGCAGCGGTCATCGCTCCGGTGGCCGCCGCCGATGCCAGCATGGCCACCTTGGAGATGACGAACGAGGCTGCGATCCGGCCGTTCGCGATGACCCAGGACAACGCCGTCTGGGCGGCATGGAACGACGCGGACGCCGCCATAGCGATGAACGAGGTGGTGGCCTGCAGGGCCGTCAGCGCCCATCCGCCGGCCACCTTCAACTGGGCCAGCACCCACGCCCCGGCCACCTTCGCCGCATTGAGCGATGCCGAGGCGGCCATCGCCAGGAACGACACGGTGGCCTTGAGTGCCGCCAATGCCCAACCACCGGCCACCTTCAACTGGGCCAGGACCCAGGCTCCCGCCGTCTTGGCGGCCTCGACCGTCGCCGATGCGGAGGTCTTGACGAACGATCCGACCGCGCCGGCCTGCGTCTTGGCCCAGCCTCCGGCGTCCTTGAGCGAGCCCCACGCCGAGACTGCGGTGTCCTTCGCCGAGACCAGCGAATCCTTGACGCCGACAACACCTTCCTTGACCGAATCGAAAACGCCCTTGGCTTCCTCGAATCCGCCGACCGCGCCACCGAGCCCGACCATCGACGCGGCCGCGGCGAGCGCATTGCCTTCCGAGTCCTCGAGAGCGCCGGTGAACTCACCGAACAGGGGCAGCACGTTGTCGTCGAGCAGACCGACGATCTTGTTCTGCATCTCCCGGCCGAACACGGTGATGCTTTCGAGCGGTCCGCCGGCGAGGACGTCCCCGGCTTCGCCCACCGACCCCTCGAACTCGCCCATCGCCGAGTCCGCATTCGAGAGCTGCTTGAGGAACATCGGGATCTTGTCGACCCCGAGATCCTCGAGCGGGGTACCGAACAGAGCGAGGGCCGCCTGCGACTGCGCCGCCGGATCCTGGATGCCTTCGAGGCCGGCCATGATCTCCCGGAACGCTGTCTTGGCAGTGTCCCCGCCGGCCAACAGGCGGTTGGTCATGTCCGTCTGGTTCATGCCGAGGATCTCGTACGCTCCGGCGGTGGCTTCGGACATGTCCGTCGCCCGGATCTGGAACTCCTTGAGGGAGTCCCCCATCTTGTCCATGCCGATCGCACCGTTCTGCGCGGCGTTGACGATCAGGCCCATCGCCTCCTGCCCGGTGAACCCGAGCCCGGTGAGATAGCCGCCGTACTCGTCGACGATCGGCATCAGCTCGCCACGCATCGCGGGAGGCACCCGCTGGAAGGCGGCCATGAGCATGTCCGTCGCCTCTTGCCCGTTGGCCGCGATCCCGTTGCGCATGAGCAGCGAGGTGGACATCGCGAGCTCGTTGACGTCCATCCCGAAGGTCTGAGACATCACCAACAGCCGCTTGGTCAGATCCTCCATCTCGGCGTCGGTGGTATCACCGATCAGCGCCAGCGACCCCGCAACGGCACCCACGGCATCGGTGACCTCGGCCATCGACCCGCCGTAGTTCTGCGCGAAGACGTTGCCGGCGATCGCCCCGGCACGTTTGGATTCCTCCGCGGTGAGATCGAGCTGGGCACGCAACGAGCGCTGCAGGTTCCCGCGTTCGAGCACCTCACCCATCTGCGAAGCGACGATCCCGATCGCCGCGGCCGCGCCGGTCGCGGCGCCCTTGAGGATCCCCGAGAAACCCGACCCGAAGGTGCGGGCACGGCCGGTCATCCGCTGGAAGAACGTGTCGGTCTGCTGCTCGGCCTCGGCGCTGTCGAGCCGGGCCTGCACCCGCACGACTCGACCCTCGGCGCTGCGCTGTCCGGACTCGGCGGCCTGCAGTGCCTGCGCGGCCGCCTCCTGCTGGCGGGTGGCCTTGGCGACCTTCTCCCGGGCATCGGCGAGGCGGCCGGCATCGGTGACGCCCTTGTCGATCAGCGCCTGCAGCTTCGCCTCGGCAACGGTGACGGCGCCGGTCGTGTCGGCGTGCTTGCGCCGCGCCGCTTCCGTCTTCGCCGAGGCCTGCTCGAGTTGCTTCTGCGCCTTGCTCAACGCCGACTGGTCGACGCTCGGTTCGATCTGGTGATCGACCGGGTTTGACTGGATCTCCCGGCGCACACGCTGGAAATAGCCACGCATCGACGGCAACACGTCGACGAAGGCACTACCACCAGAGAGGTCAGGCACCGGAAGGCTCCTTTCAGTCGTCGGTCGGATCGGGCAGGGACAGGCGCTTGTAGCGGGATCCGAGCACCTTCGACGCGATATCGTCGTGCTCGACGTACAGCCGGTACTTCTCGTACCGTTCCTGAGCAGTCAACGGACGCAGCAGATTCCGCGGGGTCTTCGGGCCACGGCCCTTGATCTTCGGGCTGGCCTGGAAGATCGACGCCTCGATACGCCGCAACGTCTCGAGGATCGCGGTGTTGGTGTCACGGTCACGAGTCCAACCGACCAGCGGCGGCCGGGACGGCGACGCCTGCTGCTCCCCCGACTCCTTCTTGCGCTTGGCGATCTGCTCGGCAAGTTCGATATCCGACTTGAGCGCCGCCTCGAACCAGCCACCCTCCGGTGGGCGGTCGAGAATGCGGAACAGCTTCGCCCACGGGGTGTTGTCGTGATCGCGCACCCAGTCGTACAGATTCAGGCGGAGGTCGATCAGGTCCCGTTCGATGTCCTCGCCGTACAGATCGAGGGTCTCGACCACCCGCAGGAACCCGCCGTCGGGGGGCACCAGCACCCCGAAGTGGCTGCGGATTTCATCGACCAGGGCCACGAACTCCCCGACCGGCTTCTCGGCGAACACCTCGAGGATGTCGTCGGCGAGATCGTCGTCGTCGACGAGCGCCTCGAACTGCTCGTGTACCGAGACCGCGATATCGAGCTCGCACACCGCATCGGCCGTCGGCACCGGGATCACGGCCTCGGCGCCGTCGAGATCGAAGAAGAACGGTCCCACCGCCTCGCTCAGCAGGGTCTCGAAGAACGAGGCCGGCAGGTCCGCGTCGTGGTCGTCCACCTACCGGCGCCGGCGACGCCGCTCGAAACGGTTGACGGCCTGGCGCTCCTCGAAACGCCGCGCGTCGAGACCGAAGTACTCGAACAGATCCCGCTGCCACTCGATGAACTCATCCCACGGCAGCGCCTCGATGTACGGCTCGGCGGCGTCGTACTGGTCGAGCAGCAGCAACCGCAGACCCTGCCGCAGCGTGGTCTTGTCCGACTGCAGCTCGAGCATCGTGCCGGTGTCCGGCTCGTGCACCGCGAACTCGGGGCTGTCGGCGAGGACGAAGCGGTACGGCTCCTTCGTCGACGTCGTGCCGCCGAACCGCTTGACGTTGCCCGACGAGCGGGAGCCGATCTCGATGGGTGCTTCGCTCACAGCTGTTCCTCCTGGGTGTCCGCAACCGGTGCGGCTTCGGTGATGGGTTCGGCCGCCGTCTCCGCCACGGGAGCCGCGGCCGGCTTACGGGGACGCCGCGGCCGCTGCGGCGCCTGCTCCGCCGGTTCGGATTCGAGGTCCGCCGGCACGTCCTCGACCACGGACTCCGCCACGGGAGCCGACTCCGGTGCCGCGTCGGCGACCGGGACCTGCGCTGTCTGCGGAACGTCCTGCCCCTGCTCGGGATCGGCCATGCGGTACTTGCGGGCGAGCAGCTCGCCTTCCTCCGCACGGGACGACGGGGTGAACCGCCGGCCGTCCGGAGCGATCAACTCGCGTGGCTCCCAGTTCGACGCATCGAATGTGCGCATCGTGCCCATGTTCTTCCTGCTCCGTTTCTCGCGCGCCCGGGCGCGGTAAGGGTTCGACACCGTCAGGCGATGTCAGGAGATGGTGACCGTGCCCGACGGGGTCAGCGACGTACCGGAACCGGTGAGTGTGCCGACCTTGGCCACGTCGATCTTCACCGTGTAGGGGCCACCCGCCGTGCCGGTGACCGTGACGTCACCTGCATCGAGAGTCGACAGCGCCTCGAGCGCCGCCTGCACCGCCGCGGCGGTCGCGTTGAACGCGATGCCGGCGGTGGTCTGCCCACCGAACGACAGGGTGAACGTGCCGCCGGTCGGGTTGCCACCGATGGTCACCAGGTAAGTCGCGTTCGTATCGAACCCGGCTTCCTCGAGAAGATTCTTCCAGCCGGGACCACCGAAGTGATGCCGGACCGACACGCCGTATGCCGTGTCCACCATCGCGTTGACCGTGAACGGCCACCCGAGATATCCCTCACCGTCGGTGATGGTCTGCTCGCCGGTCTCGGCGACCTCACCGGCAAGGAACTGCCGGCCGAAGTAGATCGTGTCGACGCCGGAGCCGACCTCGGAGAGCAGCATGTAGCGCTGGCGGCGGATCAGCGCGACGGCGGGCTGATCGAACGAGATCTCCCCGGTGACCGGATCGGGGGTCACCCCGGAGAGGTCGACACCGAGGTTGGTCTCGATGTTGAACCGGTTCGTCTCCAACCCCTTGAACGCCATACCGAAGATGTCGCTGGTGATGTCGGAGCGGACCGGGTTCGAGTAGCCGATCGCGTTGATGTCGGACTTCTCCATCTCGCGCGAGAGCGTGATGGCATCTTCCTTGTCGAGCAGCCCGAAATCGTAGTAACCGTCGGGCAGTTCGGCGAGCTGGCTGTTCGGCCCCTCGGTGATGTTGAGCACCACCGGGGTTGTCTCGGGGGCACCGAAGACGTGAGCGGCACGGGGCTTGAGGATCAGCTCACGCTGGTGCCGAGCGATCTCGAGCTGTGCGACTTTGCTGGGCATGGGATTGCCTCCTTCGTCGTGGAAACAAAAAGCCCACGACGATTCGCGGGCTGATCAGGTGATTCGGTATTCGGTTGTGCGCCCGGTCAGGCCAGGCGGGGCCGCATCAATCCGGCCTGATACCAGGCGGTTTTGCGGATACGGTCCGGGTTCTCGTACGGCGCGGACTCCGGCGGAACGTCGGTGCGGCAGAAATCGATCGTCACCCGCCGGCCGTCGAGCACGAACACTTCACCGCCGAGCGCGAGCATCCGGTCACGCACCGTCTCGGAGAGCTCGTTGACCTCGTCATAGGACGGGGCGAAACACGAGATCTCGAAGCGCGGGTAGTCGGTGATCCCGTCATCGGTTCCGCCGACACGGTTGACCCGGATACCCTTCTCGACGTCCTCGGGGGGCGGATCGATGTCCGTCCACCCGAGATCCTCGAGCGCGAGGATGACCACCTTTTCCGCATTGGCGAACGGCAGCGGCGTGGAGACGACCATCACCGTCTCCCGCTACGGCTGTTCGCCGCGTGCCGGGCGGCCTGCAACCGGTTCGCACCGCGCGAGCGGCGGGTGCCGAACTCGGCCGCCAGCGGGTTACGCACCGCCGGAGACGGCGGCACCACGATCCGGTAACCGGGCCGGCCGTCGTAGCCGCGGGCGGACTCGATCCGCGCCGTACGACCGAACGAACCACCCAACGCTGACCTGCCACGCTCGGCGGCTTTGCGCACCGCTTTCTGCACCCCCGGTGACGCCATGATTTGTTTCGCGTCCCGTGAGGTCCATCTGTATCCGCCTCGGGCCACTACCCTCTCCATTCGGTCAGGAACCCACCGACGTAGGCGGCGAATCCTTCGTCGTCGTAGTGGGTCTGCAATTCGCCGTCGACCTGCAACCGGCGCGGCCGGCCACCGTCGTCGACGATCCCGTCGACCGTCGCGACGTTGGTGGTTCGTTCCGGAAACCCCGGCGGTGCAATGATTTTCCAGCGGGATTCGCTGGCCTCACCGTCGTCGCGGCGTTCCTCGGACTGCACCGGCTGCACCGCGCACCCGGGATAGTCCACCGTCGGGCCGTCCACGTACTCCCCGAACCGGACCTTCGTCCGCGGGGTGAGGTGCACGGTCTGCTCGCCGAGATCGTCGAACATCAGTAGTCCCCGACCTTGAACGACCACACCGGGCCTGCCCGGAACGGGATACCGAGCAACTCCTTGTGGAAGTCGGTAAACACCAACAGTTGCCCTGGGTTGGCGAGGGTGCCGCTGCGGGTGACCTCACCGGTGGTCTTGGAAAACGCCGAGAGCCCGAGATATGCCTCGGAGATCAACGCCGCCTTGACGACCTGGATGGACACCAACTTCGCGTTCGGGTCGTCCGGCGCGATGCCGGGCTTACGCTCCCGGATCCACGACGCCGCGGCGTCGAGCATCATCTGCGCATCCGTGCGCTGCCACTCGGGCAGCGGCCGTCCCCGAAGCTTGATGTCCTCGGGGATCGCGAACGCCGCCACTGCCGCCCCTATTCGTCCGCAGTGAGCCGGGCGATGAGCTCAGGCCTGGACAGCGACTCGGCCTCGGCCTTGTCGATTCCCCTGGACATCGCGTACGCCACCCACGTCGCCTTCGGTGCGGACTGCAGCGGCCGTTCGACCACGCCCGCGCCGGCCTCGCTGAGGTCGACGCCGTCCGGATTCGCGACAGGATCCGCAGCGTTCGCGTCCGGCATCTGCACATCGGCGTCGGCGCCCTCGCCCGACGCGGGCGTCTGGACGGGAACCGCGGCGGTTTTGTAGTCGACTGCCGCACCGATTTTCCGCAGACGCTTCGCCTCGGCCGCGCCGACGTCGATGATGTCGCCGGAGAACGCCCGGTTACCCCGGGCGTTCGAGCTGCGCCACGTCACGACTGCGCAGACCACCTTCATCTGGGCCATCGGTTACCCCGCTAGTCCGGTGATCTTCTTGATGCTGTACGGATTCGTCACGCCCATGATCGGCATCACGAACGACTGCACCCACGTGCGCCGGGTCGCTTCCTCACGCCAGGTCGTCGTGTTCAGACCCTTCTCGTAGTCGAGGAAGCCGACCTGCCCGGTCGCGACGGCATAGGCCGTGCCACCGGCCACCCGATTCGACGCGAACAGCTCGATACCCTGCGATGCGAGCAGAGCATCCAGATCCGGGCCGTAGATCGAGACCAGTGCCGCCTTCTGCACCGGATTGACGATCCACAGGTCGTAGACCACACCGAGCTCTTCGACGTCGGCAGCGAGCTGTACGTTCGCGAAGTCGGCGACGGGGCGTTCGAGAGTTGGCGTGGGCGAGGTACCCGTCAGTTCGACCGCGGCCCAGTTGTTACCGGGAACGACAGCCTTACCACCGGGGACGGCCGCGATCGCTGCTTCGAGGGTCTCGATCGCCCGGGTGTTGACCTTTCTCACGATCGTGTTCGCCAACCGCGTGACGTCGTTGTCGAACACCGCCACGTTGTTGCGGCTGCGAGCCTCATCGGAGATCCAGAACTTGCCACCGAAGTCCTCGGACCGAGCAACCTTCGGCTGCGAGCGTTCACCGAAGATCACCGGGTACTCGTCCGACGGGGCACGACTTTCGACGTCCCGGGTCAGGTACAGATCGTTCTCGACGACCTGGTCGTAGATGATCGAACCCGAGACGGTCGATGCGCCGGAGGAGCCGAAGATCTTGTCGACGATGAATGCCTGGAGCGTCAGGTCCGCGATGCGCTTGGTGATGCGGCCCGGCTGATTCAACGCCAGATCGACGGTGAGCTTGTTGTCGTTGACGCTGGGCGTGCCGAGCGGGAAAGATACGGTCATGTCACTGTCCCTCTTTCTCAGTACAGGCTGATCTCGGCGTCTTGGCCGTTGGCAGCTCCGGTGACGGCGTAGCCGACGGCCACACCCGATGCTTTGGTGACAGCGACGCCACCGGCGCCGACCTCCACCTCGGCGAAGGCAGCGATCGCCCCGCCGGCGCGTACATAGGTCACCCGCGAGTTCCCACGGGCAACACCGACCAGGTCACCGGAGTCGGCGTCGTACTTCGACACACCAAAGATCCGCCCGCCAGCATCGGCGTGCGCGACGGCGACGTTCCCGCCCGACCGGTTTCCGGAAATCTTGAGGAACCGCTTGCCGGTGACGTTCGCCGACGCCTTACCGGAGATATCGCGGCCGGGCTCGTAGACGCCGATGTTCTCGTTGGCCATGACTCAGGCCCCCTTCTTGTCGTTGTTGCCGAACCACGACAGGTCGGCGTCGTTGCTGGTCGACCCGTCGACCGAGTGACCGATCTCGGTCAGCGGCACGGCGAGCTCGTCGGGCAGCGCGTTGAGGGTGTCGGCCATCGCCTTGTCCACGGTGAGCAGATTGAGCCAGTGGTCCCGGCGCGAGGGCGGGATCTTGCCCTTGCCGATCGCGTTGTCGACGATGCGTTCGCGGTCCTCGCGTTCCTGCCGCTCGGAGGCCTGCCGTCCGAGGCGGGCATCGGCGCGCAGCTGCTCGAGCGTGGCGCTGTCGACAACCGTGAGCCCGAAGCGGGCCGCGGCCTGCGTGACCGACTCGGCCGTCGCCGGGACAGCCGGATTCTCGGCGGTGGTTTCCTCGCCTTCGGCCAATGCCTCGTCGAGCGCGCCGAGCAGCGTGTCGTCGTCGGCGTCCTCGGAAACACCGAGGCGCTTGGCGAGTTCTTCATTCAGGGTGGGCACAGTCGCCTCCTTCTCGGCCTCCACCTCGGTGGCAGAGGAGTTCATGGGTTGATGTGCAGCAATGCGCGGCGGGGCCGGTGCTGCACGACGGCCGGCGTAGTTGAACACCGACAGGTCGAATCGGTTCTTCGTCTTGGCGCTGGCGTCGTCGTTGCCGAACCGTTCGACACGGTCCGCCAATCCCGCTGCGACGGCTTCCTCGTCGGAGTACCAGGTCTCGGTGCGCATCGCTTCGCGCCAGTCCGTCGCGTCACCGCCGGCGCGGTCCGCGTAGATCCCTGCGATGTTGTCGCCGACGCGGTCGAGCTGATCGGCGAGCTCGCGCATGTCCGCGGCGTTCCCGATGCACAGTCCGCTCGCCTCGTGAATCATCATCTCGGCATTGCGAGCGATGACGATCTCGTCGCCGGCCATCGCGATGAACGACGCCGCCGAAGCGGCGAGACCGTCGATCACCGTGGTCACCCGGGCCGGGTGCGAACGTAGCGCGTTGAGAATCGCGATGCCCTCGAAGACGTCTCCGCCAGGGGAGTTGATGCGCACGCGGATCTCGTCGGCATCGATCTTCTGCAGCTCACGCACCATGTCCTGGGCGCTGACACCGCCGTACCAGTAGCTGTAGCCGATCTCGTCGTAGATCAGGATCTCGACGACGTCCTCATCGTCAGCGGCATTGCGGATGCGGTACCAGGGCCGGTCCCCGGGCGGAGCAGCTGCGCGTGGGCGCGTATTACGATTCACGATTCGATTCCTCCTGCGCGGCTTGGCCGTTCGGTGTCCATTGCTCTTCCGGCGGGGGTGTGTCCTTCGGCGGCAGCCCGTACTGCTGCCGGGCGTATTCCTCGAGCGAGCGGTCGAGGCGAATCAGGCCGGCGTCGATGAGCAGCTTCAGTGCCTGCGCAGTCAGGTCCTGACGAGAGCCGATCTCGTCGAACACGATCAGCGGGGCCGGTTCGTCGACACCGAAGTTCAGATCCACCAGGTCTTCGACGATGTGGGCGTTTGCGATGTCACGCACCTGTTCGCCGGTGGACTGCACCGACTGCACGAACGTGTCGGCCTGCACGCTGGCGAGGGCATAGCTCCCACCTCGATCGAGGTTCAGGAAGTGCGCCAGCCCCGCCAGTGCCATCTGCTTGTCGTGGTATTCGATTGCCTGCCGGATGTCGGGCAGGTTTCCCGACACGCCGAGCAGCTTCATTTCCGCACCGGCCGGTAAGCCCACGCCGGAGCTCTCACCACCGCGGAACTCCGAGGCCAACCGCTCGTAGCGAGCAATGTCCTGATCCCCTTCGGGGGCGGTGGCCACCGGCACACCCATACCGTTGCGCCGGGCTGTGGCCGCCTCGATCCGCAGCAGCTCGTCTTTCAGAATCCAGTTCTTGTAGGCCGGCCGCAGGATCGACTGTCCGAGCCAATCACCCGGTTCCGGCTCCCGCACGTACGCCACCAGCCGGTCGACCGGGATCTTCGGATTGCCGAGGAGCAACTGCTGCACGGTCAACGTCCCAGCGGGAGCGTGCTGCTCGATCGATTCGAGCCCGCCGTCACGCGCGACGTGGATCGCTGCGATCGTCGCCGCCGGCCGCGGGGCGAGTTTGTGCAGCCACAGCCGCCCGTCCGGGCCGGGCCGGTACACCTGCTCGAAGTAGGAGTGCCCGTACTTGAGCTGCAGCAACGCCAGGCGCAGGTGCTCTTTCCATGAGAACCGATTACGGGCACGGGTGCGGGTGCGTGCCTGGTCCTCTTCGCTCTCGCCGACGATCGGCAGTCCGAGGCTGCGCGCGACGTGTTCGACCACCTCGTCGCGTGCACCGGCCGGCGCGACGCGCCAAGGGGTGCGGCGAATCGGCAACGTGATCGCTTGCAGCAGCGAGGTGATCCGCCCGTCCTCGCGGCCCATCCGCGCGAACGTCGTGATCGACTGCGGCCACTGCAGGTCCGGTACCTTCTCGGCCTCGACCCACTGCAGGTAGTCCGTCACCTCTTTGTTGACGTAGCCGGCCTCCTGGAACGACGGCGCAGGCGGCGGTTTCGTATCTACCATCAGCAACAGACCTCCTCTCAGAATCCCGCAGTCAGTACGTCGAGTTCACGGTGGGCACCTGCGGACGCTGCGCTCGCCGATCCGTGTGCCGGTGGCGGGGGCGGGGGCTTGGCGATGTCGTAGACCTTGAGCGCCCAATGCGCGAGAGTCGCCGCCACCAATGGTGAAATCGCTTGGTTCCCTTTGCGTTTCCACGCCCATCCACCGCCTGCCATCTCCCGCCTGTCCGCGCCCTTGAGTGCCTCGGACAACAGCGGATCACCGGTGTGTGTGAGCTTGCCGGCCACCGCGTCGTTGTAGAACGCGCCGCACGCCTGCACCATGTCGCCCGCGGTGGTGACCTCCGGTTCGATCCCCACGCCGATCAAATCCGGGTACAGCGAGTACGCCGGTGAGGCCCGGTCGATCACGATCGCGCACGGGTCCCACCGTTCGACCAGCGACAGCAGCACCCGTACCAGCCCCGGACTGGGCGCCCGGTGATATCCGACCTCGATATGGGTGCGCCCGTCCTCGACCCGAACCGCCGCGCCGATCGAGACCCGTTGCTGGTTCGGCGACATGTCGATCGCCAGCGCAACCTTCTTGCCGAACTTCGCACCGGAGATCGTCATGGCACTCCACACGTCCGGGTCGATGATGTGCTCGACCGCGACCTCGTCCTGATCCCAGAACTCGTCCCACACGCCGAGACCCTCACGCCGCCACGCGTCGTCGTTCGGCAGGTTCTCCCGCAACCGCAGCATCGCCTCGTGTGAGGTCCGCGCCGGGTACGACGCGTTGGCGATCTTCCACTGCTCCGGGTCGTCGAGCTCACCGTCACGGTCCGCGCTGCACTCGATGTACGCGCCGTTGCGCAGCTGCCCGGCAAGGGCCTTGCGACGCTTGTTGGAAAACGCCTCCCCCGGATCGATACCCGGCCGCGGGGGCGTGCCCATGTAGAACAGCAGCGCGCCGGCCGGATGCTGCGACTGGTTCGTCGCCGCGAGCATGTCCTCGAGCGCACGCTCGGTGAGGATCTGCGCCTCGTCGAACACCTCGACGTCGACCTGATCGAAGCCACGACCGAAGCCCATCGACCGGGCACCGAACATGATGATCGACCCGTTCGTGAACGCGATCTGCTGTTCACCGTTGGCGGTGCGCACCCCGTTCGCCGGCACGTACGCGGTGATCCCCGGGCGCTTGACCAGCGACTGCAACGTCTGGAACGTGCGCGTCGAGGTCCGCAGATGGTGTGCGGTCCACACCACCGTCAGTCCCGGGAACTCGAGACACAGGGCGATGACCAGCGAACCGACGAAGAACGTCTTGCCGACCTGCCGCGGGATACTCAGCGTGATCCCGCCGACCGTCGCCGCATACATTCCGTCGGCGGTCTTACCGAGCGCGATCTGCCCGACACCCTGCTGCCACGGGTCGTGCTCGACCCGCATCAGCCGCAGCCACTTGCGGATCCCGCCGTAGCCGGTCGAGACGATCCCCTCGGGGATCACCACATGACGGGCAGCCTCAGAGAGCTTCGGGGTCGAAGACCTCGTCGGTCGACGACGCGTCGTTGTCGCCATCCGAATCTGCCTTCGCCTTCTCCCGCTCGTCGATCTCCTCGATCGCGTCCATGAAGTCCGAGAGCCGCTTCGTCAACGCCGCCAGATCCCGCGCCGGGGTCGACGAATCGTCGATCGCCCGCGCGCACCGGTCGCGCATCGCGACCAATGTCGCCCGCTTGTCGCCGGCCGCCGCGGCCTGCGCGACCTCCCCCGCCAGACCCTGCTCACCCTCTCCCACCTGCGGTTACACCCCCTTGGGAAAAAATGGGGAGAGAGACCGAGACTGGAGACGCGGGTCAGTCCCGGAGGCACCCCCCTCGATTTTCTGAGCGGCGGCAACGACCAGCTCGCCTGGAAGCCGGTCGGCCTTGGCGACGTTGCACACCCGGTGCGCCGGCTGGACGTTCGCGTAGGTGTGCGCGCCACCGCGCGAGATCGGAACGATGTGATCCAAGGTCAGACTCTTCGGATGGTCCTGGTCGAGCGTCGGATCGATCGCCTCGCCACAGATCCCGCACATCCAGTCGTGCTTCTCGTACACCTCGCTGCGCTTGACGCTCTCGAACGGAACACCAGCTGCACGTGCTCGCTCGATGTCCTTGACCATCTGACGCTTGGCCCGCACTCGCGCGGCGACACGTCGGGTCTCGGCCGCCTCGCACCGCGGGCATCTCACATGCGTACGGTCCGTGCTCACGAACACCACGGCACAGTCGGAGCATCTGCCCTCGTACTGTTGCGGCTCGTAGTTCTCGGGCCGGCACCGCGGGCAGTAGTGCTTGAACTTGATCTCGGACATGTCCGCCTCACAGCCACGGCACCGCTTGGAGGTCTTGCGGTTGACCAGCTCACGCTGGTGGGTCAGCCGACACTCGAGGGTGCAGTACCGCTGATCCACACTGAACGTCTCGAAGCTGTGACCGCAGCCCTGGCACTGGACGGTCAGTGGTTCGGCCGGCACAACCGGTTGTCCGTACACACCACGCTCGGTCAACACGGCGATGCGCTTCCTCGTCGCCACACGGCGAGTGCAGGGCTCGCACCGATCGGTGACCCGGATCGAACTGCGCGACTTCGTGAAGCTCACCCCGCAGTCCACGCACACACCGTGGATCTTCTCCCTGCACGCCGTGCACTTCTTGTGCGCGGCGTTGCGCGGGACGAACTGCGTGCCGCATCCACACATTCGGTCCGGCAGGCGAGGCACCTTGGCGCGGGTGTGCCCTTGTGTCCTGGCCTTGGCAGGTGCGGTCCGCCGAGATGCGGCTGCGGTTTCTCGGCGAACTCGGCGGCACGGCCGGCATGCTGCCTTACCCTGCGGTAGCGATCCTGCTGCGCGCGCCATCGGCGTCCCGCAATCAGCACAGGTCAATTCGATAGTGGGCATGTCTTCACTCCAGGGTTTATGCGGATGCCCCGCACCTGGAGGAGCGGGGCATCCTTGCCTCGGGGATCAGCCGAGGCCGCTTATCGGGTGATACGCCTGGTTCACCAGTCGAGAAGGGTCCACCGTGACCGATCGTCTTCGGCCCCTTCAGCTTCGAGAGTCTCTCCGGTGACTGCGGGACGCAGGTGGTCCCGACTGCCGTCACCTCTCTGCCTATTGCAGACACTGTGGAGAAGACGGTCCGCTTTCGTGCCGCCATGTGCACGGCTGAGCGAATGATCCGCTTCGAGCGGTTGCCCATCCGGATTCCGGCTTGCATCCCGGAACATCGGCTCGGCGCACCAATAGCACGGGGCGCCGTCGACGTGACGGCCGAGCAGGATCTCGCGTTGCCGCCGGTGCGGAGCGCCGAGTCCTCGCCGCGCCGCGGACTTCTGGTTCTTCCGCGCGTTCGCGGACGACATCAGTCGGTGTCCTCGCTCGGACACTCGGTGCACACGGTGGCAGCCTCGGCGACCACAGTCACGCCGTCGTCTCCGAGGGTGGCCAGATCGAACTCGACCACGCTCGGCAGCTGGCAGGTCGTGCACCACAGTCCGGTCCGCATGTTGACCGGCCACAACTCGACTGTCTGCTCATCGGTCACGGCCGCACCCTCCGTCGTGCGTCGAGGTTGCGCAGCCACACCAACAGTCGACCGATCCTGGTGAGTTGCATGTGGCTCGACCTCCCGCATCCGATCGGACACCGGCCCGGATATGCGAAACCTCCCATGCCTTGCTTCGGGCATGGGAGGTCGCTTGGGCACATCATGCCTGTGGATAACTCTGTTAGCAAGTCGCCCCTCAAGCATCGGCGTGTCACTCCCCGTCGCGACGACGACGCACGGCCTCGGGTCCACCATCCATCTCCCGGGTGTGGATCTCGGCAGTGAGCCCGCAGACACAGGCGAACCGCAGGATGTGCTGCTCGAAGTCCCCGTCCCATGAGATCCGGGAACCCTTGAACTGCAGCGGCACACCATCGTGGGCGAGGTCGAAGGTGAATCCATCCGGCCCGTAGAACTCCATCGGCTCAGGCACAGCCCATCACCCCACCTTCTCCACCACACCCGGCTCGGCCTCGGGATCGCGCAGCATCTTGGCCAACCAGTCCCACTCACGACGGGTCCAGGCCGGACGGCCACGCCACCGCATCCCCACCATCCCCCGCGGCGGATCACAGTTCACCCCGCGGCACACCACCAACGGCTGGTCGTCTTCCTCGTCCGGGTCCGGGTAGTGCAGCTGCATCGTGCGCAGTCCCATCACCCCGCCGTCGCCGCGGCCGTTGCACCACGGGCAGATCCCGTTGAGCACCTGCCCGTCACGGAAGTCCCCGAGCAGATGCGCGGTCTGCTTCACCAGCGGAGCGATCTGGTGCGCCACCCACGGCAGCGTCGCCTCGTCGATCTTCTGTGCAGCGTCGATCAGTTCGCGTGCCGTCTCCAACCACGGCCGCGGATCCCGGGTCGATGATTCGGCCGGCACATAGTCGCGGCCCGCGTCGATCACCTCGACCATGCACTCGACGATGTCCCCCGCCTGGTGGGCGATCGACCAGATCAGGTCGAGCACCTGGATGTCGGCGGGGGCTGGGGTCTGGAAGCCGCGCTTGCCGAGACGCTCCTGATCTTCGGGTGAGAGGGTTCCGGCACGGCGTGCGTTGTCCACCCAGTGCCGGGCAGTACCCGGGACCTTCAACCTCACCAGCTCGGGCCAGGATTCCGATAAATACTCCAGGTCTTCCTTCACCCGACGGATCGACGGCCGGCTCATGCGACCACCTCGAGTCCGGTCGACGGGGCAGTGCGCTGCCGCCGTTTGCTGATCTTCTGGTAGATCCGCTCACCCTGCACCGTGTGCTCGTCACGGACACCGCGCGTGTACCGGGCATGGGCTCGCCGCAACTCCTCGTCGGTCCAGCCCTGGCGCGGATCGTCGGCGTTCATCCACGCGAGCAGCTCGGCAACCGACTTGTCCGGGTCGACCATCGCCGCGCACGAGATCGCGAGGCCGATCAGCTGCTGCCGATCCAGGTTCGCGGTCAACCGTGCGACGTCGCCGGCACTGCCCTCACCGTGTGCGATCGCGACCAGCTGCACGGCCCGGCTGTCGAGATCGGCGAGTTCGGCCGGGGTGAACCGGTCGTTCGGGTCAGTGGTCATGGGGATGTCCTTCCGGTGGTGCGCACTTCCAGCACGGTTCGGGCAGATGGTGGATCGGGCAGGTGGTCTCGTCGACCGTCGACGGCGGCCCGGTCCATCCCGCCCAGGGGGAGCCGAACCTGCCCGGGGCCGGCACGTGCGGTGCGGCGCCCGCATCCCACTCACGGGATTCGGGTTGAGGTTCGGGAATGGGTTTCGAGGAATCGATCAGTTGGTCAGGGGTTGAAAGGTTCCGGTTACGGTTCCTGCCCCCTCTACCCCGACGACGTTTGCGAGGTGATCTCTCGTCAACAGCAGCGGCTAACCCATCCTGGTAACCCTCACCAGGAACCCAACCCTGACCCTGCCCTGACCCTGCCACGCCCGTACGCGCGCGCGTCGCCCGCGTGGGGACAGCTCGTTTCGCGTGGTCGGTGGTGTGGTCGGGTCGTGGTCGACGTGTGGTCGCGTCACCTCTGGTCGGACTGGTGGTCTCAGCAGCGCGGGTGTCCGGCGAGGTCATTTCGGCGGCGCGGTGATCCGGCGATCCGGTCTCAGCGGCGACTGTTGTCGGCGAGACGTTCTCAGCGGCGGATCGGTGCGGCGAAACTTTCTCAGCAGCGGGATGCGGCGAGACGTTGTCACGAGCGGGCGGTGGCAGCAGGACCATGTCGGCCTGGGCCGGGGTTCGTTGTCCCTTGTGTTGGTTGCAGGACGTGCAGCACAGCACGATGTTGCGGACACCATCGGCGCGGTTCGGATCGACGTGGTCGAGCGAGGCCCGTCGGCCGGTTTCCGATCGGGTGTCCTTGCGGCGGATGAGGATGCCGCAGTAGCGGCAGTTCGCTTCGGTCGGCTTTGCGGGGTCGATGCAGTCGCGTGCCCATACCGAGTTGATGATCTCCTGGTCTTTGAGCTCCTTCCGTTTGCGGCGGGTGATATCGACCTTGTCGCCGGGGTCGTATCCCATGTCGAACCAGTCGTGGAACAGGTAGGTGCCGGGTTCGACCTCGGGGCAGCGGGGGCAGGTGTGGCCGGGGGCGTGCCAGAGTCCGACCTCGACGAGGATCGACGCCAGGTGCTCGGCGATCTGCGGGTTGAGCAGGATGCGGATCAGGTCGGTTCGCCGGACCACGCCGTCTTTCGGGCGGTGCTCGGCCGTGCCGTTCGTGTCCGCGCCGGCCATCGTCCACAGGCCGATCGCAGCGATCCCGTCGAGGTGACCCTCGAGTGCCCGCTCAGCCAGAGCGCGATGCTTCGGACTCTGCGGAACCTGGTCGCTGACTTGGAAGAACAACTGGACTCCTTCAATCTGACCTCGGGGTCGAAACCTCCGTAAATCGACTATTTCCGTAGCTGGTGGATTCACTCTCCGGGTCTCAGGTGCGGATCCGCACGCGTGGGGTATCCGCGTCCCGTCCCTTTCGGAAGATCTCGATCCGACCCTCGGCCTCAAGCCTGACCAGAGCACGGCGTGCGGTCTGTGGACTGACCCCGAGACGCTCCGCGAGATCGCTCTGGGAAATCCGGGCGACGCGATTGACAGCTGTCGATTGCAGGACACGCATCACTGCGAAAGCCGTTTCGGGGCTGCTCACGTGCGCGGTCTTCACGGCCGTCCGCGGCGCGAGTTCCGCCCGGCGACTTCTCGTAGAGGCCGGAGCCTGAACTGCTGCGAGGTTGCTTGAGCCTCCTCGGCGACCACGCCGCCCTCGTGGACGACGGCGACGCCGGGGCCACTCGATTCCGCTTTCTCCGCGATGCCAGCCCTCATGGCCACCCGCGAAACAGCACGCATCCGTGCCGTTCTCCCCGCCCCTTCGCACGCCGCACTGGCTCGGCTGCACGGCCACCCGTGAGGACGATTTCACCGCGAGCATCACTCACCCCCGAGGAACTGGAACGGCAAGCGGTACTTCACGTAGCCGCGCAGGTGATCGACGACCACACGCGCCGCTGCGCCGACGAGCGGGTTCTCGGCGCCCAGCCGGTCGGCCATTTCCTCGAGCTCGTCGGCGCGCTCGGTAAGCACCTGGGCAGCGACTTCGCGCTTCTCTTCACCGGTCACGGCTGAGGCTCCTCTGTGTCGTCGATGAACGTGTAGTTGTCGGTGTCGCGGTTGGACATCGACAGCCCTTCGAGGGCTGCGCCCTTCGTGGTGTACGCCTCCCCCGACTCCGAGACGATCCGGCCGTTGGCGGCCTTGCGGTGCCACCGGAATCCGTCCCGAGCGATGTACAGGCGCACGGTGTGCAGCGATGGAGTAGTCATGTGCGTCCGATCTTGAATCCGTTCAGCCGGTCAATGAGGTCCGCATCGCGGTGATATCCGTGGTCGAGTACGCATTCCCAGCGGCCCGACCGCAGCTTCACTTCGCAGTGGTCGGCCTCGACGAGGCGCGTCCCGATAAACCGCGGCGGCGTTATCGTGATCAGCGACAGGTCGACTCGCCACAAGCCGGGGGTCTCAGAGATCGGCTCGACGTGCAACGAGTCCTTCTCGATCACACCCGGTAATCGGCGTCCACCAACGGACAGTCCATCGACTGCGATCACGATTTCCTTGCCGAGGTCGTCGCGCGGAGGCGATGCCGGGACGGCTTTCGGGACGGGCGCTGGCACAAGGCCTTGCGAGCGGAGACCGGCGAATGTCGCCCAGACCTTCTCCTGCGGCATCAGCTCGTCGAGAATTTGCTCGGTATATGCCTCGCCGAGCTGGTAGGAGCCAGCGATGAGGTCCACCCGCGGCAGCCCGAGGAATGCGCGCTGCTCGTCGTAGGACATCTCGACGAACGGATCACCCCACAGGTGCCCGCAGTAGCAGCGATGCGGGCTGTTGTGCTTGTAGTCGCGGCGGCACAGGCACTTGTGCGCGGGTGCCTGATCGAGCGTCACAGAGCAGTAGCCGGCCATCAGCGATCACCTCCGGCGAGACGGACCAGTTCGACGCCGCGGATGCGTTCACCGTTCGAGATGAGCGACAGGAGACCGTCACGTTGCTGCTCGGTCGAATGACGAGATCCGATGCGCTCGACCCGACGCCAGTTCGCATCGTCGGCCGGCATCTCCCACGAGAGTCGCCACAATTCGGTGTCTTCCTCCACAAGCGCGAGCCCGCACGCGCACAGGTGGTCTCGCTCGGTCCGCAGCGTCGGGATGTACGCACCGGTCCACATGCTGCTGTGTCCGAGCCCCTCACCGGAGGGGCACACGTAGCTGGTGTACGGCTTCAACACCGCGATCTCGAGGTGCGCGCCCGCGTCGTAGGTGAGGTTGCATTCGCCGCACAGTCGATCCAGGCCACGCCAGTTGGTCGAGAACTTGAAATGGTGCTCACCCATTACCGCACCGCCGTGGTCGAGGCGTCGAGGTACACGTGCCACACGAGGTCGTTCGGGCACACGACGGTGCCGACGTACACGGCGTCGTCGACGAGTACGTGTCCGGTGCCCTCGACGTAGAACGTGTGTACGCGCATCGGGGTCGGCTGCGTGGGGAACTCGAACCACACGTCGATGTGCGTGTCCGGGTTCTGCCGGCAGGGGGCGACGTGCAGCAGCCGGGAGCGCGCGGGCAGCTCCACCGTCACCGTGTCGGTGATCTCGATGTTCGTTCGGCCGACCCCGCGGCCTGTGCGGACTTCGCTGGCGGGGTATCCGCCGGCGGCTGCGCGCTGGTTCTCGTGGTACAGACTCATGGGAGGGTGCCCCTTCCGGTGGGGATCAGGCTGGTGATGACCAGTGCAGCGACAGCGAGGACGCCGGCGGCGGTGAGCGCGAACGCTTCACAGGTCGCGATAACGGTGCGCTTCATGACTCGACCAACTCCCATCCCTCGAACTCGTCCAGATACGGGGTAACGAGCACTGTGTTGTGGATGACAGCAACCCATTCGTCCTCTGTCACAGGGGCGCTCATCGTGTCGCGGAGTCTCTTGATGCACACGCCTTCGCTCGTCACTTCGACGTAGCGGCCTCTCGGGAGAATCCCCGAGATCTCCTGTAGCGACGTAATGGTGCCGTCGTACTTGGCGATCGGCGCGTACTCGATCGTGGTCTGCCGGAGCCTCATGATTCACCGGCCTCGGGGTCTGGGAGTGCGAGTGCCTCTCGTTCGGCGTGCCACTGCGACAGCGGCACCTTCTCCCAGATCTCGAAATCGATCTTGTCCTGCGGGACCGGCACGGCCCACGAGACTTCGAGGTAGTCGTCGCCGCGCTTCACACCGAATGTGTAGATCCGTCCCCGGCCCGACCCATCGCTGTACTCGACGCTGCTCTCCTGCGGCATCCCGCCAAGGGTGAGCACCGGGCCAGTATCGATCTTGCGCATCTCAGCGGCGAGGGCCTTGCCTTCCGGGGTGCGCTTGGCGGGGACCATCATTCCGTTCTTGCGTTCGATCCTCCATCCCGGCGCCAACTTCCCGTCCTTCGGCGCCACGAGGCCGATGAAGTACTCGTGGTGCAGGAACGAGTTGTGCCAGAACTTCGGGGTGTCGGAATGCTTCTCGCAGAATGCTGCAACCTTCTCGCGCCACTCGCGATGTGCCTCTCGGTAGCGGTCGAATGTTTCGAGCGCTTCGGGAAGCCGGGTGCGGTACACCTCGGCCGGGTTGTCGGTCATTGCTTTCTCCATTCGGCGGCGTCGGGGCACGACAGGAAGTGCGAGACGTAGAGCGGGATACCGGCCGCGGCGAGAGCTGCACGGCGCGAGTTGGTGACGACGATCGCGATACGTCCCCGCGGATCGGCCGGCACCGGGTACACGTTCAGGTTCCCGTTCGGCGAGGGCTCAGGTTCGAGGGGTATCGCGTTGCCCTTGGTGGTGCTGGCCCACACGATCTCGGCGCGGCAGGTACGGCACTTCGTGACGTCGGCGGCGAGGCCCTGGTCGATGTTGCTCATGCTCCGGCCTCCTTCATGACTGCGTCCTCGTAAGCCCACTGCGCGCTGCGGAGCCGCTGCCGGGTCCGGGACACTTTCTCGCTGTAGATGTAGATCGAGCAGACGGTCGACACGATGGTGGCGATCCAGAACACGACCGTGATCACGACGAATGCGGCATTACCCGTGATGTATGCCGTCGGTATGCCAGACGCTCCGAGTATCAACGTGGAGATCGCGATCGCGCTGAATGTGCGCCCCAGTCGGACGAACGTCTGCATGTCTTCCCGCGCGGCTTCCAGCTCTCGCAGTGTCCGCGTGCTCATGCTGCACCGCCCGACTGCGCGAATGCCTTCTTCCAGCGCTGTACGGATCGCACGTCGACACCGAGGTGCGCAGCGATCTCGTGATGGTTGCGGCCCTTCTCCGCGAGGACGTGTGCGGCGGTGGCCATGACGCGACGGTGACCGGGGTTCATCTTCGATTTGAGGGTGGGGACGGTGCGCCTGCGGACGTTGACGAGGATCTCGACGTCGAGTGCGTCGGAGTCCTCCGCGGTCCATTCGGTGGGGTGTGTAGTTGTCATCGGATTGCCTCTGGGTCGAGTCGGCCGCGGGCGGCGCGTTTGTTGTAGGCGGTGACGAGTAGTCGGGCGATGCACTTGGTGAGGGATCCGCCCGAGCGTTCCTGCATGTCGCGTGCTCGGGTGACGAGCTGGCGGGCGGTGAGGTCGGACATAGCGTCGCCGAGGCGGCCGTTGTCGATGGTCAGCGAGTACGTATCGAGGACGAGGGCGACGCCTTCGAGGACGACGGCCTTGCGGGCTTCGGTTTCGCCGGGCCAGATGTCGAGAACGAGGACGAGGGTGTCGGCGAGGATTTCGGGTGCGGAGCGAGTCCAGATGCGTTCGAGTGCGGCGCAGCACTGCAGGTTCTTCGGTCCGGGATTCTGGGTGACTTCGAGGCCGCATTCGGTGGCGATACGTTCGATCGCGAGGACGGCGGGGTCGCCGGCGGCGCTGCGGGCGTGCCAGCGGTCCCAGGTGGTCAGGGCGCGGGTCTTGGCGTCGATGTCGAAGAACAGTTTGGCTTCGTCCTCGACGGTCAGCTCGGTGTGCACGGTGGCGGCGAGCTGTGCGATGCCGAGGCGATCGGCGGCGGCCCACCTGTGCTGACCGTTGATGATCGCGAAGCGCGGCGACGCGGTGGCACCGCGGTCGGAGACCTCGAGGACACCGACGAGGCGGCGGTCCCAGGTGGCCGCGATCCGGTCGACTCGCTTGATGTCGAGGTCGCGCTGATAGGTGCTGTCGGCGAACATGTCCGCGACGCGGACGACGTCGATGAAGGTGTCGCTCATCGTTCGCGGCCTTTCCCTCCGAAGGTGAACTCCACGACGCCGGCCTTCGCGAGCTGCTCGGCGGCCGCTTTGATCTGGTTCGTTTCGGGCTTCGTCGCGTTGCGCGGCACCGAATCCGGAGCGGGCAGGCGGATCTCCCACGAGTCGTCCCACAGTTCGCGTTTCGCCTTGTCCTCGTCGGACAACATCGTCGGGATCAGCGCCCCGAGGAAGCTCTCGCCGACCACCACGGACAACATTCGAGACTCGGCGTGCCCGGTGATCGAGATCGGCTCGCCGTAGGCGTTCGCCGCGGCACTGAACGCGCTGATCACGAGCGGCGACAGGTGGATGGTGTCGCGGCCGGCGTGCGGTAGGTGCCGGATGCGGGAGATTGTGTGCGCGACGTCGGGGAACGACTCGACGGTGTCCATGCGCGGCAGTTCGAGGGCCTGGCCGTCGATGCCGGGCAGGCCGGAGACGTCGGCGATCTTCACGTAGTTGTCGCCGACCTCGATCTCGATGATCGCCTCGGGTTCCTCGGACTTGTCCTTCGGTGCCCGGAACACGGCGAGGATCTTGCGGATCTGATCCGGCGCGAGATCGACCAGCACGCCCTCGGACGGGATGGGCACGAGGTCGTTCTCGGACTCCCACACCGAAGCGATCGCCAGACCGGAGGTCCAGCCGTCGGATGCGGTGAGGGTGATGTTGTGCTTGTCGATCGCCATGCGCACCCGGTTGAGCACCGCGTGTTCCTTCGGGTAGGCGTGCTTGATCACGGCGGTGCACGCGCGGCGGAAGTCGTGGGTGGCGACACAGATCGTGGTCACGCCGTACCCCTTTCGATCAGAAATGATGGTTACCGGTATCGCCATTGCCGCTTCACTTTTCGTGGCGGGTCGAGACGGATATGCGCGGGCTTCGGATTCGGTGGCCGGCGCGCGTGGCAGGTTTCGGAATGCAGTACGTACAGGGGTTGCTGGTCGGCGATCGCGCGGTGCAGCTCGTCACCGCGGAGGATGTCCGCGTAGATCACCCCGTCCTGGTCCCGGATGTCACGCTTGCGCACCGATCCGAGACCAGGATCCGGGTACAGATCGAGCGGGATCCGTTTGCCGGATCCCGTGGACGTCGCCCACGTGATCTCCACCTGGCAGTTCCTGCACCGAGCCATCAGGTGGAGACCACCACCCGCAGCGTGACCGCGATCAGTGCGGCCGCCAGATCGTTCGCCTGCGCCGTGGTGAGGGCTGCGGCGTGCGGGGCGATACGCCCGTCCGGCTCGACGGTGATGCACGCCGACCCGTCCGGCGCGGTCCAGGCGATCATCGTGCGATCGGCCGGCAACCGCGTCGCGGCGAGATCGGGCAGACACACGACCGCGCTACTCGGATAGAGCTGCCCAGCAAGACCACGTGCCTCGTCGTCGGACATCGCCGGTCCGGTGTTGATGATGCTCACGAGGTGGCCTCCGCTGACGTGTAGCTAGGGCACGGACACGTCCCGTAGACGGGCCCGAGGAAGGTGTCGACCTTGGGTTCGCACGAGGTGCCGTCTGGGACGTGCGTGGCACGAGGGTGCCCGCAGTTCCCACACGGCTGCAGGTGCTCGAACTCAGGCATCGGCAAGCTCATGTCGTATGCACCTGCATTCCCGAGTTCGGCCGGTACGCGATGTCGACCGGGATGCCGTCCGGGCGCAGGATTCGAGCGAGGCGCTCGAGCTGCTCCGGCGTGGACACCTCGTATCTGCCGCTCGCTGCCGGTTCGGTAGCGAGATCGTCGGCCTCACACATCGCCGCGAGCGTGCGCCACGAAATCGCGAGATTCACCGCGGCGTTGGCCTGCGTGAGCCGTTCCCCGCGGGCGTTCGACTGCTCGTCCGCCGAGTATGTCAAGCTCACGGCGAGGTTTGCGGCCGTATCCGACATCCTGCGGGCCTCGAAACTGTCGACCTGGTCGAGATGATGACGATCGTCGAGCATGGCCGTCACCACCCGCCAGCGATCGCCGCGATGCAGCACAGTGCCGCGACGACGAGCATCGCGAGGTACAGGGCCAGGTCGCGATTCGAGATCCGGTCGAGATTGTCGGTTGCGGCTCGGTAGGCCGCCCAGCCTTCGTCGGTGTCGATGGGTGCGCTCATCGGGCACCTGCCTTCCGGTTGCTGAGTTCCTGGGAGTGAGTGAGGGTGGCCGCTGCGCGGCGCTCGATGTCGGGCCACAGGTCGATGCCGGCGGTGGTCGGAAGCGGCAGACCGGCGATCCGCGCGAGGTTGCGGCGAGCCTGGAATGCCTCGTCCGGATCGATCGGGTAGGACCACGACGCCTCGACCTTCGTCGTGAAGGGAATGCAGTCCTCCGCTTGGCGTTCCACCGTCTCCCGCGAGATGACGATGTCGCCCTCGATGGTTCCGATCGACTCGAAACCGTCGGGGGTGACGGTGTACACCTCGCCGAGTCGCGACGTACGCAGGTCGAACTCCCGCGGGGTCATGACCCTGCCTGCCTGCGTGCGGTCCAGTAGGCACTGCCGAACTGGTCGTCATTGGTGATCTCGAGCTGCAGCGCCGGCAACCCATCCCGCCGGGCTGCGGCCCACTCGCGATAGGTGCACTGCTGCCACGGACCGAAACCCGCCGGCGGGGGCGTCACATCGATCCGCAGACCCGACGGTTCCGATACAGCGTCGACGACCGGAGTCACCGCCTCAGATGTGCGGGCGCGGTTGGAGTTCCGGAAGAACTGGGCGACGGCTGCCGATGTGCGAATGTCCGCTTCACGACTCATGATTCGCACCGCGCTTTCGGTGGTATGGGATGGTGGGTGGACGGTGTCGGCGCGGCAACCCCACACGCGCCGACACCGTCGTCTCGGTTGGCGATCTCGAGCAGCACATCCGCATGACACGGGGCGTCCAGCGGACACCAGCACACGAGATCCTTGCCAGCGAGTTCTTTCCGGATCCGAGCGATGACTTCCTCGCCCTCGACCAGGTTGATGCGGTTACGGAAGGCCGTCACCGCGTCGGCCGCATCCATCTTCTTGCCGGCCTTCGGCCCGGTGAGGAACGTGAACGCTCCCGCCCGGAACGGGTTGCCCCACTTACTCGGGCGGCCGACGTACACCGCGCCTTCGGGCATCCGCCAGCCCGCGGTGCGCTTGCGCTGGATCCGCTGCGGGCTCACGGCGTCACCGTCCCGACCAGCAGCCCCGCCACGATCAACATCGCGAGGATGACGAGCAGTGTGAGACCGATCGCGAACACCAGGCCCCGGATCGCGTTGTCGTCACGGCGACCGTTCATCGCGACCCCCAGGTATCGACCGGGGCGTGATACTCACCGATGACCGCGGGGTCGCGGCTGCCGGTGTCACACGCGGCGACGAGGAATGCGCCGGCGAATGCCGCGGCGAGCAGACGACGGAGGCGTGTGCGGCTCATTCGACACCGCCGAGGATCTCGGTGTACGGGGCACGATCGGTCAACATGTGCTCGAACAGTGCGACCCCGCACGTCTCGCGAGGGAACACCCATCCGTACGCTGCGTTCCGGTCACGCACGATCACCCGGCCAAACTTGTCGGACACACGCTCGACCCCTCCGGGCACGAATCGCAGGTCATCCCATTGCCGGGGCCGCGGCGGATACTGCTCGAGTTCGAGATGCCCGAGGATGGACCGCACTCCGCGGCGGTACATCTCCCGCATGGCAGGATTGGCACCTTCCCACTCGTCCCCCACTCCCGTCCCGATCTGCCGCCAGAGGATCTGCGCCAGGACCTCGACGCGCTGATCGTCGACCTGCTCGAACTCGAGGTCGTCCGCCCATCCGCGGAGGCCCCGCGAGGTGTCGGTGTCGGCGCCGTTGTTACGGCGCTTGATCCAATCCGCGATGCCTCGGAGCAGCTGCGGCGTGGGTGTGACGGCCAACAGCCCCTCGGAATCCGCCGGCCCCTGCGGGATGCCCATGCTGTTTCGTTCCGGTGTACTCAT